ACATCACACAGCATACAAGCCACGTTATGAGGCATACATCCTAGACACAGTTTGCACAGACTATGAGGGAAACCCACTAACAACTAGAGAAACCAAAGTTGAACAACTGTTTAAACAGTTTGAAGACGAGCAAGGCCACATGGTTGCAAGAGTTGGCAAGCAGAAAGCGGTTGCTGAATGGCTTCAAGGTCTACCTCTCGACATCGCCTTTTATTATGATGACATTGTACGCCTTGCAGTACGCCTTGGCTCAATCAATGCAAATCCAAGTGACAAGCTATATAATAAGGTCTGTGAAAACTACTGGTCATTCATGGCTAACATCATTCTAGGAATGGAGGTGAAGCCATGAGCAACTATAGTTCAATGCAGTATGTAAATCCAAATGATTTAAGTTCTGCTATCTTTGATATGTACGATCTTAAACGCACAATTAAATTTCTAGGTTTGAATGACGAACCAAAAGATAACGAAGGAACTGAAATTACAGTTGGAGACTGTATTAGTGACGTTCTTTTATTTTTGGAAGAGTTAGACGCAAATTCACGTTCAGACGGCTCTAGCACGCACCAAGAAGAGGCGGCGTTATGAGACACCTCTTAAACCGACTTTTAACTTTAGATGCCCTGCTTGATTTCGCTCTGCTGTCTGGCATCATAATCACAGTTCTAGCAGTCATTTACGGCTACGGCAGTTACTGAGTTCACCTGTGCCGCCATGCTTCGGCGTGGCGCATCAAGTGGACTTAGCCGCTAACAACTGAAGGGACTACAGAATGACATCAACACAAGCATTTGGAATGGCTTTAGACCTAGCCATAACAGCACCAACAGAAGACAAAGCAGAACAGGCGACACGCCTAGCTGAAGAAATAGCAATGATGCTGACACCAGAAGAAGTAGCGCAGGTCAAAGCCATATTCGAAGAGGCGGCCAGTTGATGGAAACCTTAACGTTTGATTTCATGGGCAAACCTGAGCCCGCAACTGTTACATTTGGAGCCTTTGCCAACGCTGAGGGACGACGCATCTGGCCCAAAGGCAACACCCACTACAAGAAGTCGTTGCAGAAGGTAAACAATAAGTTCGTGCCGTTTTCTGACAATGCCACAAGGTCCATCAGCGACTACTTGCCGAGCCATATTCACCAGTTCTTTGACCACCTAGAGGCTGATGGTCTGTCTGATAATACTATCAACCACTATGGCGCCATGCTCTCATCTGTTTTCACCCACGCCGCCAAAGCTGAGTTGATCACACACGCCCCCAAATTCACTTGGAGAGAGCACACAGACAACTCGAGGCCGTTGTACTACACACCAGAACAACTGGCTTCTATCGAGGCTTATTTCAGCGACGATTTCCCCTCTGAAGTCTACATGCGTCACATGTTCATAATTGGCTCTCAGACTGGGATGAGATTGGGAGAGGTGCTGTCTATAAACGCCAGCTCACTCGAGACATTACAAGTGAACGGAAAGCAGACACACTGGGTACATTTGCCCACCACCAAGAACGGCAAAGAGCGGTTTGTACCACTGAACGAGCGGTCTCTAGCAAGCATACAAGCACTAGACTGCAAGCCCGCCAAAGGCTTTGAGCACACGCGTTTCTATAGGTCACTCCACAGAATGCGAAATGCGGTTCTAGGCGGCGATCCACGTTATTGCTTCCACACTACTCGACACACCTTCGCAACAGTTGCCGCTAATGATTTGAACATCAACAGCGAAATCATTGGGCTTAGTATGGGCCACAGAAGCGTCGAGACAACTCGTAAGTATATTAAGCCAGTACCAGCGACACTAATAGCACTCGCGGCGGGAATGGCTAACCACTGACTGCGGGTTGCGTATGTCTGGTATTTGGTGTCTGGTATACCAAGCAAAGGGGAAACGCGAACGTTGGGAATGAACTTCTGAACCAACATAGAGAGAATAGGGAAGCAAACCAGTGGAAAACAATGAAAACATAAGTAAAGCATACGAGAAGACTATGAAGGCAGATGGAAATGACAAGTGGCACGATAGGCATTCTACAGCCACAGATGTCACTGAACAACTGCCAGAGTTTAGACAGCTCCAACAGGTGCTGGATAAGGTTACCAATGGTCTAAAGAAAGACATAGAGACGGCTAGAGCCTCCACAGGGAGGCGGCCAGAGTGGCTTAAAACTATCCTCCACATCAACCCCGAAACCTTAGCATACTTGGGTTTACATGCTTGCTATAATGCAGTCTTAAGTGGCAAAGGTGTCTCTAGTTTGACCCAAGAAATCGGAAGACTAATTGACCGAGAGTGTCTGAAATTTGATCTTGTCGAAGGGGAAGATGCTGAGACAAATAAGGACAACAAGAGGATCATTAAAATGGTCTCAAAAACACAAAGCAGTCCCGAGGTAAGACTAAAGTCAATCAGAAATATCACTACAAAGAATGGGTTTAACTCTCTTTGGTTTGGCATCAACAAAGACCACGGCGGCAAGCGTTTAAACTTACGGCGTAAGTCATCTAATGCGTCCCCAGTCCTGAGCGCAGTCCTAGAACACTGTAACATCTTTGAGAAGAAAACAGATACCATTTCAAAGACCAGTAGAAAGTCGTGCTTAGTGTTTACTGCGGAAGCGGAGCTTGAGCTAGAGCGATCCACAGACCACATGAGCTGGCAGGAGCCGATGTTGAAGCCCATTCCAATGGCAAGCCCAGCGCCTTGGACATCTTTTGACACAGGTTGCTATGCAGACAAATTCCTAGCGTCTACTGTCAAGCTGGTCCGCAACGCTACTAGAAAGCAAATGAACGCTATAGAGCACCAGTTTACAAAAGGTGAACCCATGTATGTGACGGCGCTCAACGCCCTCCAAGCGACTCCCTTATGCATAAATGAGGACATGCTAGAGGTGGTCAAGTGGTGCTGGGAATCTAAGCAATCTTTCGGTAAATTCCCGAAACATAAAGCCCCACTTTTCCCAAGACTGCCAGAGAATTATAAAGAGGTTTTAGACGAGGAAACGATAGCCGCTATCAAATCAGACCAACGCGACCAAATTAAGACAGTCTCTGAAATCAAAGGTACGACAGCCGTCATGCGGCAGGACTTACAGACAGCGACAGAGCTTGCTGTGCACGACTGGTTTACAATTCCGTGGAACTTGGACACTCGAGGTAGATTCAATTGTGTACCAGCGTTCAACTATCATCGCGCCGACCACATCAAGAGCCTGTTTCAGTTTTACCGAGGTTACAAGGTTCATGGAAACAACAGTTATTGGCTTAAAGTGCACCTTGCAAACTGCTGTGACTTTGAGAAGATTTCCAAAAAAACACTTGATGCACGTTGTTCGTGGGTAAACGACAACAGAGACTTGCTCCTTGGAATTGCAAACGATTATAAAGGTACTGTTGAAACGTGGTCTAAAGCGGCTACGCCTTTGCAATTCGTTGCGGCTTGTATGGAATATAAACGTTTTATCGAGGAGGGTGAAGACTTTGTTGGATACCTTCCATATGCAATGGATGGCACAAACAGTGGCGTACAACACTACAGCGCCGCGTCACTATCTTATGACGAAGGCTACTTGTGTAACTTAGTGCCCTCCGCCAGTCCGCAAGACATTTATCAAAATGTGGCAGACAAGGTTGTTGTTGCTCTGAACGCAGTAGTAGACAATGATCACCATTATAAACCTGTAAAATCTGGACACAGCAGAGAGAGAGCACACAGGTGGCTTGCAACAGTTCCAAAGGAGCCCGACGACGTGCAGAAAGCTAAGACTTGGCTTAAGTTTGGGTTAGATCGAAAAAACCTCAAAAAAGCAGTTATGGTGTTTCCTTATTCTTCAAAAGCTACTGGAATGACTAAACAATATGTCGAAGACTTAATGAAACCATTTCAGAAAGAAGTCGCATATGGAAATCTTAAAGAGCATCCAATAGCGAAAACCGAAAAAGAACGTTTCTTCGCGGCAAGATACTTAGCAGATGTCAGCTACGCCGCAATTGTCAAAACACTCCCCTCCGCATCTTTAGCTATGGACTACCTCCAAGCCGTGGCATCCGTCGTCTGCAAGCAAGGCAAAGCGTTGCAATGGAACACGCCCAGCGGCTTTCCGATATGCTCGGATTACCAAAAATCCGACCAGCTCAAGACACAGATATTCCTGTACGACAGAAAGGTAGGAAGTCGCACACGATCAAAAGTCACTTTCAGACTTGACAGTGGTAAGGTGGATGTCCGTAAGTCATTAGCCGCTACGCCAGCCAATTTTACACACGGCAACGACGCGGCAGCTATGGCGCTAACTATTGTGAATTTAAAAGACAACCACGGCATCCAAGATTTCTTTATGATACACGATAGTTTTGCTGTTTCTGGAGATGTCGGCCAGCTTTACACAGCAGTTCGTGAGTCTTTTATAGACATGTACTCAGGCCGCTGTGTGTTCCAAGATTTCAAAGATGATTTAAGTAAACTGTTAGATAACCCAACAGACTTTGACCTTCCAGAAAACAACGTTCCTCCCATCCCTCCAAAGGGAAATCTTGATCTAAAGGAGATAATGAACAGCGAGTTCTGCTTCAGCTAAACGACTGAACCTTCTGAACCATCCTTAGAGACCCCACGTCAATTCTTTCCTCCCTGTTGGCGCGGGTTCTCGCTTCTCCCAACTCTAGGGCCTCACTTCGGTGGGGCCTTTTTTCATTAGAAAGAGCAAAAGTATGTCACTTAGAAACAAGATTAACTTCAGCACACCGATTGGAACTGCAAAGTATCCGCACCTCAACAAACCAGACACAGCATTTGATACTGAAGGTAAATATAAACTTGAGCTTGTGTTTACGGCTTCGGAAGCAAAGCCGATGATGGACGCGATCAACAAAGCGGCAAAGGCTGAATTTGGAAGCGCACAGTTCCGTGTGCCGTTCACAGTTGATGAAGAGACTGCTGATGTAGCTTTCAAAGCGTCATCGAAGTACCGACCAGATTTCGTAGATACAACTGGAAACCCTGTGCGCGTCACTGATCTACCTAAGATTGGCGGTGGGTCAAAGTTAAAGATGCAAGCGTATTTAAATGTATACACTGTGAGTGGGTCCAAAGGTGTATCAATTACTCTACAAGCGATCCAGATCATTGAACCTGTCAGGGGGATGAATGGCACGCCGTCATTTGAAGCTGTAGAAGGTGGCTTTACTGTAGATGCACTAGATGATGATGATGTTGATGATGGCGGACAGGAAGACATAGACGCTGACAACTTTGACTTTTAGAAGACGCGTTCAAAGCGCAAGACAGCGTGGGATTGCGGCGGGGTACAGATCAGGCTTTGAAGAAGACATTGCGTCTGATCTTGAGCGCCGTGGTCTGCCTTTTGATTTCGAAAAGGTGAAAATAGACTACATAGTCCCAGCGCGTTACTCCAAGTATACCCCCGACTTCAAAGTCATAAAGCCCAATGGTCATTTCTTTATAGAAACCAAAGGCTTATGGTGCACAGCGGATCGACAGAAGCATCTGTTGCTAAAGAGGCAGCACCCTTTGTTGGACATCCGACTGTTGTTCCAGAACGCTAGTACTAAATTGTATAAAGGTTCAAAGACAACTTATGCGGATTATGCAACCAAGCATGGTTTTGCTTGGGCACATAAGCACATCCCAGATGAGTGGGTTGAAGAAATGCTCATGGGGCTGAAATACCAGAAATCTTTAAACAAGTAGAGCAGGGGGCGGTCTTAGGATCGCCCTTTTTCTATTACAAGGGAAGCAACAAATGAATGAACAGCAAGAAGAGAGCACCTTTGTGTCTCACGAACCATGTGACGACTGTGGATCATCAGACGCCAACAGCCTCTATAGCGATGGACATATGTTCTGCTTTAGCTGTCAGAAACGTACTCCAGCAGACGGCGAGCTAAAGCCCAGCGCACAGCCAGCCAAAACAGACAGCAACTTTCTGTCAGGTGAGTACATGGAGTTGAGGTCACGTAAGTTGACAGAAGCTACATGCCGAAAGTTTGGATACTTTGTGACCAAAGGCAGCAAAGGTGAACCAATACAGGTGGCAACCTTTAAGGATGCCAAAGGTAAAACTGAAGGCCAAAAGATACGCACCAAAGACAAGCAGTTTCCTACAATAGGAAAGATCACTGGTCTCTTTGGAATGCACCTGTGGTCAAATGGTAAGAAGCTAGTGATAACAGAAGGCGAGCTCGATTGCATGAGTGTGTCACAAATACAACAGCATAGATTTGCGACAATTTCTGTGAGGAATGGAGCACAGGGCTCTAAGAAGAACCTGTTGGAAAACATAGATTACCTCAATGGATTTCAAGAGATAATCTTGATGTTTGACATGGATGAAGCGGGTCAGAAAGCGGCCCTTGAATGTGCTGAAGTCTTACCCATAGGCAAAGTTAAGATTGCTGTTTTACCACACAAAGACGCGAATGAATGTCTTGTGAAAGGTGAGGCTGGGGCAATCATCAACGCCATCCATCAAGCGGCTGATTATAGGCCAGATGGTATTGTTTCTATGTCTGACATGCGAGAAGCAGTTGCAACACCAGATGCTGAAAGTCCTTTTAAGTATCCTTACCCAAGGTTAAATTTTATGACAAAGGGCATGCGCCAAGGCATCACGACTATTGTTGCTGGTAGCGGCTGTGGCAAGTCAACATTTATACGTGAGATAGCATACAACCTACACATGTCTAAGACTACTGTTGGCATGTTGATGCTAGAAGAAAACACCAAGCGAACCTCGCAGGGTCTAGTAGGTCTCCACATCAATAGAAACATTGTCGTTGATCCAGAGGCCGCAACAAAAGATGAGATAGAAGCTGGCTTTGATGACTTGGTTTCCAATGGCGAAATCTACCTATTCGACCACGTAGGCACGTTTGACTTAGATATAATCTGTAGCCGCATTAGGTACATGAAGCATGGCCTTGGCTGTGACGTTGTATTTTTAGATCATATATCTGTGCTGGTGAGTTCCTATTCTGGAAAAACAGACAACGAGAGATTGCTAATAGATCACATAATGCACACGCTAACTGCTTTGTGTATCGAGATAGATTTAGCTCTCGTTCTTGTGTCTCACCTCAAGCGGCCAAAGTCAGAGCGAGGGCATGAAGGCGGCGACAAAGCCCAGCTCTCACAGCTTCGTGGAAGCCATAGTTTAGCACAGCTTGCGTGGTTCTGTATTGCTTTGAATGTGGATGAGGAAGACCCCACGTCAGGAAGACGTCAACTTACTGTATTAAAAAACCGCCACACTGGTTTTCTCGGGCTTGCAGACACGCTTCAGTACAACCATGAAACTTCGCGGCTGATTTCAGTAGACGATGGTTACGCTTTTTAAAAGCAACAGTACCCACAAAAACTCCAACGTAAGAAAGCATAGGTACAATTATGTCTAAAGTAAAAACTACAGCAGTCCACGAATACACTATGAACCAATACCAAGCTGATGCTGCCTCTACTATGATCTACAAGTGGAAGGTCATCTATCCAGCTTTGGGTCTAGCTAATGAAGCTGGTGAAGTCCTAGGAAAGATTAAGAAACTCATCAGAGACAACGATGTAACTTTTGATGGCATAGACACTATCCCAGCGCAGAAGAAAGCTGAGATAGCAGATGAGCTAGGAGATGTGCTTTGGTATATTGCGGCTCTAGCTAAAGACATCGGCATCACCTTGAATGAGGTAGCCGCAATTAACCATGAGAAGCTAACGTCACGCCAGAAGCGTGGGGTTCTTAAAGGCTCTGGTGACAGGCGATGAGTCGTTGGATATGGGACTTAGAAAGCAATGGTCTGTTAGATACCATCCACACTATCTGGTGCATAG